GCTACTGAGAGAGATACAGCGGTGCGGCCCTGGTGATTACGGCGCGTTCAGTTCGACCTACAAGCTACTTGCCCGTAAGTTCCTGCCTGAGCTGAAGAAGACATTCGGTCCCTTCGCAGACTTCCGCGCCGGCGATATGCAGTTCGTCTTCACCGAGGCGGGCGAGATCGCACTCTTTGGGCGCATCCAAGACACGCCAACGGTCATTCAACTGGGATACGCTGAGAACCCCGACAGTCTCGAGTCCGCTACCATGAAGGCGGTCATATGGGACGAACCAGGGCAAAGGCTAGTCCCCGAACAGAGTTTCAGAACACTTGAATCCAGGCTCATGGTCAACCGTGGGCGCATGGCACTTGCGTCGAGGCCCTACGAGTTCAACTGGTACCAGACCCTCGTTGCCAAGGCAGACGGGGTGAAGGTCAAAGCCGTCAACTTCGCCTCATGGCATAACCCGGTCAATCCACCGAGGGATGATGAGTACTGGTCAGGCTTAAGAGGTCTCCCGGCGTGGCGGTTCGCCATGCTCTACGAGGGGTTATTCACCCGTCCGGCAGGCCAGATATACGATTGCTTCGATGATGCCAAGAACATCATAGAGGAGACCGGAGACAAGCCGTGGACAATCCCCGAAGGGTGGGACGTCTACGCAGGTCAGGACTTTGGCGATCGGAATATGGCGGGGGTATTCGTTGCCCGAGGCCCAGACGGGCAACTAGTTTGCTTTGCTTCCTATCACAAGGGTCACGTAACGGTCAAAGAGCATATCGCTAACCTGAGACGCAAAGCCACGCAGCCAACGGCAGGCATCGCAGGCGGGGCTCCGAGTGAAGACGACTGGCGCAAGGACTTCACGGTTGCAGGTTGGCCGATCATGAAACCGCCCATACGCGACGTAGAGGTCGGCATCTCGCGTGTCTATCGCCTGATTGCTGACGGACGGCTCAAGTTCACAAGACTCGGCGCACACGCGGTCATAGACGAGATCAACCGTTATGCCCGTGAGGTTAACGACGCGGGCGAACCAATAGACAAGATCGCCGACAAAGAGACTTTTCACAGGCTAGACGCACTTCGGTACGTCTGCTCCACCTTCTTTACCTATGCTGAAAGTTCAAGAGCACCAATCGCCCGAGGGAAACTCATTCACGTTTGAGGCCCAACCCGGTACTTGCGTCGTCAAGATCGAGACCGAGGCGCAAGACGGGCTAATCCTCCTCCCTGACTACGAACGGCTCAAGGTCAAGAAAGCCACCGTACTTTCTGGCGGCGTGGAGCTCGGGCTAATCCCCGGCGATGAGGTCATTGTCAAGCACCGTGCGGGCAAGCGCACCGAAGGCTGGGGCGATGAGGACTACGAGACGGTCTTCTATGGCGCAGTTGGCGGCAAAGTCATGGACCGCTGGTGGGTAGGTAATACCGCCGTTGACCCTAAGCGCATCCCGCTAGACGAAGTGATTATGGCGAAGGTGGTGGATGGCGAGATCATCCCGCTCGGACGCCAAGTCTTAGTCCAACTGCCTGAGAAGCACGAAAAGCTAGGCGAGATTTACATTCCCGAAGCTGCTTCATGGCGTGACCCCGTGTTCACGGTCAAAGCGGTTGGTAGATGGTCGGAAGACATCGTAGTTGGCGAGAAGTACGTGGTCCACGAGGGAGCGATTGACTGCCGGAATCTACCGGATGGGCTGGGCCTGATCCTAGAAGAGTTTATTTATGCGCGAGTCTGCTGAAAAGCTTTCGATCTGGCCCGATGACGTGCGGGTGGACATGGGTAAGAAGCTCGGCGCAATGGTGCTGGAAGGCATCGAAGTACGCCAGTCTGCCCGAGAGGACCGCTGGGCGCGTGCAATGGCGATGTACCAGAACGAGCCAGTTGGCGCGGCACTCGGTGACGACGGGGAGACGAGCAAAGGCAGCACGTTCAACCTCGTTCAGGTCAAGATCGACGGTCTTATCGCCCACGTTGTTGCCCCGCTGACTAGCCAAGAGCCTTACTGCTTCGCCCAGAACTACGGGGATGCCGAAGCGAGTAGGATTGTCGAGTCTGCCTGCCAATTCTTTGCAAAGCGGGCGAATATCGGGTTAGCCCTCGCGGATGCCGCCCTTGCCTGCGCTCAGTTTGGACGTGCGTTCATCAGAGCGGAGTACAAGGCAGAGGATAAGGAGACATACCGCTACCCATGCGTGAAGCTGACGGTGATTGAGCCGTGGGATATGGTGGTTTATCCACCCAAGGCCCCAAGTTTGCAGGATGCCAAGCTATTCGGCTGGCGATTCCAACGTAGACGCGAGGAAATCACGGCGTTACAAGAGTCCGGCGAGTACCTGAAAGACGACATAGAGGCAGGCGAGAACCAAGAAGTCGGGGAAGCGGGCTACGTTGAGATCGGGGAGGGCGGCAAGCCCATTGAAGGGAAAGCAGTCCACAAAGAAGATGAGATTGTAGACCTCTACACGATCATCTTCGACCACTACGAAGGCAAGGAGAAGAAGCGGCTATGGGCAACGATTGAGCCCGAAGCTGGCGTTATCTTGTGGGTGCGTGAATACCCTTGGAAGCGCACATTCAACGTATTCGACTTCAACTTCAAGACCATCTCACGCAGAGATGGCTACTGGCCTGCGAATTCCATTGCTCAGGATCTCCAAAGCCATCAGCTAGACGTGAATCAGCTTGTGACCATTGCGATGGACGGAGTGCGGGCTAACACGCTTGGCTACCACTTCGGGCCCGGCACAGAGCAACAGCCGAAATATGGGCACGTTGCTCCCGGTGAGATCGCATCTTGGCCCGGCGCAGACCTTGTTAAGTCGCACTTCCCACGCGTTGACATAAGCGCGGTCCCGATGATGCTACAGGCGTTCGTTCAGAACGCGGATAACGTGGCCAGACTGTCGCAAGTTGGCACAGGCGGGGACGTTCCATCGTCTCAGACAGCAACCGCAACCCAGTTCCAAGCGGCAGGTCAAGCGGCGGGCAAAGACGACTATGCAAAACGCTTCGGTGAAGGCATGGTCAAGTTCTTTGAATGGCTTTGCGAGTGCTTAGAGGCGAATTACGATGACTGGGCCGAAGTGTTGGGCGCAGCGATCAACGAAGATGGACAGCCTGTCCCGCGAGATGTGTTCAATCTTCCCTATGACTGGGAACTGAGCATTGCTAGCACTAATCAGCATCCAGGGGCGCAGATGAACAGCGCGATGATGCTCCTTGAGACGGCTAAGAACTTCCCCGAGGCTAAGGCAAAGATACATGAGATGTATAAGAGACTGCTCCAACTGGCTGAGCGAACTGGCTTCACGAATGCGGAAGGCTTGCAAGACCCTGAGGACCCGATTGAAGTCGCGGCCAGAGCCCTCCTTGAGCTTGGAGTCCCACCTGAGCTCGTTGAACCAGCCCTCGCCGCCCTCACCGCAGGATTGGGACAGGCTTCAGGGCAACCCGGCATGGCAGGAGCTTATGGCGTACCTGCGGCACAGCCTGGACTCGACCCATCAGGAAATGGAGCGATGCCAACCGGACCGGCTCCCGCACTTGCAGGGGCGGGCGGAATGGATCAGAGCGTTTCTATCGAAGGCAATTTTTAACAACGCACGGAGTAACGAATGGAAGAACAAATAGAACAGACCGCTGAACAAGCGGCGGAGCAAACCACCCAAGCCCAGGCCCAACCCGCCGGGGCTTCTTTCTTTGCCGATGACGCTGAGGCACTTGCGGCGCGTGACGCGCTTGCAATTCAGCGACGGCTAGACCAGATCAGCGCGAATCAGCCGAAACAGACGCAAGGCGCAGAAGCGGAGTTTGCTCGGCCTGATGACTGGGATGACCTGCATCCCGACGACAAGGTGGACTGGCTTGAAAAGAAGCAAATCCACAATATGCAACAGGTTCAGCGGATGCTAGACCAAGGTGTCCAGCAGGTCACTCAGCAGATGGCCCCGGTGATGAACCGGACGCTAGAGAACGAGGTAGGCGGCAACCTCCCTGCTGATGCCAAGCAGTACCTCAAGGGGATTATTGAAGAGCAGTCGAAGCAGTTCGGCGTGATTCAGCCAACCCCTGAGAATATCCGCATTCTGACGGGACTTGCGCTTGAGAAGGCCAACAGCGCGAGACTTGCCCAACAGCGGCAGGCGGGCGAACCCGCCGAGTCTTTCGCGGGTGTCCCTGAGATTTACCACCGCGACCTCGCCAAGTTAGAGGCAACTCTCAAGGAAGAGGGGCTCAAGTGGACTCAGGCGGAGAAGATCGACTTCCTCAAGAACGGAGCTTAAGACATGGCTAAGACAATCGAAGAATCGAATTACGTTTTACCGGGCGACCAGCAAGCAGACAAATCCCGGCAACTCAAGTGCGAGGCGAAATGGCCTGGCTATCACTTCTGCCTGGTTCAGCTAACCCGGGAAGAAGACTTTCAGGAAATGCGGGACTTCATGGGGCGCAACACGTTCCACGTTCACCTCACGGAAGGCATGGACCCTCTGGCGCGTTCGGAGTATTCCGGTCGCAGGGATACCGTCGTGCTGGGGCTCAAGATCGAGCATTACCGCAAGATGCGGTCCTTGCTTGACCAGAAGCAAGAGGCCAAGCACCGCGCGCGCGCTGGCTTTACAGGCTCAGACGGGCCGACCATCGGGGAAGAGGTCGCAAAGGCCAAGAGCGCCCCGCGATCAGTTGTCTCTGACGACGACTAACACACACAGTTTGGGACTCGGTAGGAGCGGGCCGCCCAAAAAAGGACACGTACATGGCTACGATTATTACAATCCAAGGCAACTACCGGGTCATGGAATTCCCAGAGGCTGCAACCCAGTCCTTTAAGGCGTTCCAAGACATCTGCACTATCACCACCAGCGGCACGGTCAACCAGACCATCGCGGCTGGCTCTGACCTCGCTAGTACGGCAATCGAACGGGGAATCGTTATTCCTCTGGAAGATGCGACCGGAACGACCGCGAACATGATTCAATGCGCCGTCTTTGACGACGATACGCGAATCCTCCTGCCAGTCGAGCATGGCACGGACGCCTCGGCAGTCACCGCCGCCACTCAACGTGGCGCGACGTTCTGCCTCACCAACTCTTCGGCTACCCCCGCAGGTTGGGCAGTTGCCATTGACAACACGACCAATCCCATCTGCCGAATCGAGCAGATCGACCTTAGCCAAGCGGTTGGCACACAGTACGGAAAGCTCAAGGTTTCGCTCCTTGATTCTTGCCGCTACCCGATCAAGTAAGGAGGACTTAGAGAAATGCCATTTAGTACTATGACTCTGGGCGTTCAGTCCCGAGAACTCAAGAAGGTCTATACGGAAACCGCCAAGGTTGCCGGAACGACTTACGGACGCCTTTTCAACGAAGTTGACATCGACCGAGAATACGACCTTGTGAAAGCACTTGGCCCGTTCGGCGCGTTCAACGTTCGCGGCCAGTTTGAAGACTCGGTCGAGGACACGCGGCTCCAACACTTCAGCCAGACCATCCAAACGGAAAACTGGTCTAAGAAGTGGCGCAGTTCGTGGCAACACGAGAAGGAGAACCCGATGGGCACCGCGAAGGATAATGTCCGTCAGGTGACCTACGCCAAGTATAAGTCTATCGACGGCTTGCACTTCGACGTATTCAACCGGGCTTTCAACACCTCCTACCTTGGACCGGACGGCGACCCGCTAGGCGATGCCGATCACGTATGGTTCACGGGCTCTGACACGTACAGCAACCTTGAGACGGCTTCAGCCTTGTCTGAGGCAACGCTTGAGACGGCGATTCAGAACGCACGTGCCGCACTTGACGCACGGGGTGAACCCCTTGGCTACATGGGTGGCTTCATTCTGGTTGTTCCGCCTGCTCTTGCTTACAAGGCGCAAAAGCTCAAGGTGTCTCTCACGGCTCCTGAGTCGGATAACGGGGCTAAGAACGTCGTTGGCATGGACATCACGGTTATGGTTAGCCCTCACCTTGATGACACGAATGCCTGGTTCGTGGTTCCGGCGACGAAGGAAGACAACCCGCTGAATACCTTCTGGTTCAACCGGGGCTACATGAACACGGATGTCAACGTCGAAGGCGACCGAACGTTTGTCATGGGCTACCAGCTCAAGACGTTCTGGACCAGCCCGATCTTGCTTCGTTGCAACGAGGGGGCCTAACCCCTCATGACCAACGTAACGAGAAACCCGAACTCGGTCGTAACTCGGCCAGATATTGCGTTCGTTGAAGACCAGAATACGGGGATTCGCAACCCTTCCGCTGACAAGGTTCAGATTGTCGCGGGAGGGGTGGCGGTTGCTGAGTACGACTACGCGGCTACCAAGCCGATCTATGGCGTACAAGTCGTCAGCATCCCCCTCGTTGGGGACACGCTGGCATCAGCTAAGAACTCCACGGCTAACCCGTTCGGCTACTCGGTGATGATTCTGGGGGCTTACCTTCAGATCACAACCGAATCCACGGGCGCGAGTACCTTCGACATTGGCGTTGCTGCTGACGCGGTTACTTCTAGTGACCTGCTCTTTGACGGTATGTCCGGCGCGGCGGCGGGGTTGTTTACCAACTTCGAGGATGCTGGCACCAATGGCGAAGTCTCCCAACTCTGGACCAGTTCCACCTTCCTGAACGTGACCGAAGCATCGGGCGCGGCAGAAGGGATGATCGCGACTCTCAAAGTCGTTTGTGTCCGGGTCTAACAAGTAGCAAAGTCCCCTGCCAAGGATGGCGGGGGCATCCCCCTTTTTCTCTCTCTCATGCAATACGCCCGCCCAACGTCTACGGTTATTAGCGCGACGTGGGGACACGTGGGCGCAAGTTTCCACGGCGCGATTGCTGACGTTGTCACTCCGGGCAGTGAAGTAACGGACACAACGTACATCTTCGCCACCGCAGGCGGAAGCGTTACCGATTGCGAAGTCGCATTAGGTACGGTCACCGACCCCGCGAGTAGTTCAGATCACACGGTCTACTTTCGGTACAAAACCACGACGGTCCCGCCCTACGCGGCCCCCAACGATTTAACGGTTAGCCTGTACGACGGCGCAACACTCATTGCCAGTACGACGGTTGAGCCAACGGGCACCGAGACAGATGGGAGTTTCCTCCTGATCGGCGCAGAGGCCGACGCCATTACCGATTACTCTGACCTGCGGCTAACGTTTGGTTACAACTACGGCGGGTTCGGCGACCAGATTCTAATTTACTATGCCTACCTCGCGGTACCAGACGCCGGCGCGGCGACGGGCGGTTTTAGCATCACCTTAGCGGAACCTGCGAGGACTACGACGGATGCCAAGTCAAGGCCCGGTAGTTACTCGGCCAAGTTCCACGCCTCTGAGCATCTTGTGACATTCCAAGACGACGAGACGACCAGCACGGCGGAACTCTTTATGTACGCCAGGGCTACAAGCAGGCAGGACGCTAAGAACGGCAAGATTTGCTCCGCTACTGGCTACTGGTTCCCCGCCCGCCTTGTGGTCTACGTGAGGGGCAAGCCCTTCGGTCAACCCTTCGCCCCAAGACGATAATGCCTACCTACAACTACATTTATCGGAACGTCAATTGGACGTCAGGCACCTTCAAACTCGCCCTACTGAGCAACTCCTATGTCCCGTCTCGGTCGCATGACTTCTTCAACGACGTCTCGGCCTATGAGATTAGCGGCACAGGCTACACAGCGGGCGGGGTGACGCTTACCAACGTGGCGGTCAACCGGGACGCAAACGGATTCCGCGACGAGTTCTTTTCTGACGGCGCATCTTGGACGGGTTTGGCGGCTACGAGCGTTCGGTACGCGGCTCTGTACGAGGCGACAGGCGTAGCGGCAACTTCCCCGCTCATCGCCTACTACGACCTTGGCGGGCCATATACCCCGGTGGACGCAGATTGTGACGTGGCCCCCAACTCTAACGGCTGGGTGGACGTGAGGTACGAGACTTAATGGCAACCGCTCAGAACATCATAGATCAGGTCAAGCTAGAATTCCCCGGCATCTCGGATACGGTTGTTCTTGCCCACTTGCAGCGTGAGCACGATGACCTCACCTACCTGTTCGACCTTGGCGGCGATGATGAGACGATCAGCATTACCGCAGGTACCCGCGAGTACGCGCTAGACGCCGACATTCGCCGGGTCTGGTCGGCTGACTACCAACTCAGCGCAACCAGCGGGCATCAGCTCATAGCCACGCACGTAGACAAGCTAGACGACGATGCAAGCGGCTGGCGATTCCACCCGAACGGTCTTCCTCTTGAGTTCTACGTTGAGCGCGGATTCATCGGGCTTCACCCCAAACCCAGTTCCACCACTAGTGGCACTTACCCAAGGCTTAGCCTGTCGGTTTCCCGGTCGGTGACTCTCGTAGTTGGTACCACCATGCCCGCGCAGATTCACAACTTCGAGGCGTGGGAAGCAGGCGTCAGATACCGCATCGCTCGGCAGATGAAGGATGAGCGGATGGGGGTCTACCTAGAAGAGCGCAAAGCTGCCCGCACCATGCTCTCCAACTTCATCGACGGTCGCAACCCCAGATTTATCACCACCCGCAAGTCCGAGTATTCGCGTGGTGGCTCCCGGCGCGTCTAGCTGGGCCAAGCCGTGTCGCTCCGCACGGTAAGGCCCAACTAGACCCCACTTATCCCACATGCCCAACTTCCCACTAATCGGTCCCGGCGCACAACTGCGCGGCAGAAGGTCATTCCAAGACCGTATCCAACCGGAACCATTCTGGCGTCAGCTAGAGAACTTGCGGCAGGATGATGGCACGGTTTACCTTCGTCCCGGTACGGTCGCACTTCAAGGCACCGCACCAAGCGCAGGGACATTCAGAGGCGGGTGGATCGGCGTTTGCCCGGGATACGGCGGGTCATTCTCCCAGACCAATGTTGCACTCGTGGCGATGGAAGAATCTAGCGAGATTCGGATATACAAATCCCATCTCAACGTCACGTGGCAGGCTTGGACCGAGATCACCGCCGCATCTGGCAAGTTCGGGGATACGCGGCTCACCAGCGGTACTCACGTACACTTTGAGCAGATAGAGGACGCGAACGGGCTAACAAGCGTGATCGCAAGCGGTGGACGCGGTGCGGCACTTCGGATAGACCTCTCAACCCCAACCGCCACATCTAACATCGTGGCGCGGTGCGAGGCCATTACCTTCCCCGCCGCAAGCCAGTATGAGCCGATTGCAGGGTTCGGCTCAGAACTTACCGTTATCAACCCCGGAGGCGGGACGGCCACGACCGTAGGCGAGACAGGCACGACCTTCTCTAGCGTAGCGGCAGGCACGACCAGCGCAGAGTTCTGGCTTTTCGTGCTTGACACGACGGCGACCGCGAACGACACCGGGTTTATCTACAACGATACGACGCTTGACATCAGCGTATCGGGCGCGAAGCAGCTTCTTATGGTCTGCCAATATAACGGCAACGAGGAAGCATGGTGGACGCGCATGAAGGTGGAAGCGGTCTACGGCGCGGGTCCGAGTTATGTAGAGGTTTACAACCCCGAAGGGACACGAAACGAGATTGTTAGGGTTCCGGTCAAACTTGACCAAGAGCGCAACGGCAGGACCGAACTGGTCGCTATCCCGATAGAAGACCTTGCCGCCACGATTGGCTCAGAGTTACGGGGCTTACGCTTCACCGTTCTGTCCACGTTCACGCCCACAGGTGGCACAAGTTCCTCACTTAAGATATTCCAGATCGGGGTAGGCGGCGTAGTTCCGGGCAACGCTCAGTACGGGGTGGCCTATGAGAACGGGGGAAGCCCATTCAGCGGGTACACAGGGAGCCGGGTAGAGAGTCCGGGCGTTATCTTGCCTCCGATGCGGGGTAAGCAGTACGCGACTCGCACAGGCTCAAGTGTGGACGTTCAGTCCTACGAATTACCGCTAGATGAGCGGGTGTTTTACAGCGTTCAAGTGCCTATCATCGCGCCAAGTTCTACCGATGGCGGGCGGGGAGTCAATTACTGGAACGTCTTCCGGCGCGACCCCGGCTCGACTCAGTATTACCTAGCCAGCGCGACCGAGATTGTCGCCTACTCCGCTCCTAACTGGGAGACCAAGAACACGATATTTTCAGGTACTTCGAGTTGGGGACAGAAGCGGGTCATCACCGATACGGCAGACCATTACGCGCTTGACCCATTCAAGACGCTCCCTGACGAATACAACGAGCCTGTTCCCATCGGCGGGATGATGACGTACACCAACCGCCGTCTGTATATCGCAACGGCAGGTGTTCCCACAAGCGGGGCATCTACCAACGCGGTGATGGTGAGCGATGAAGATTCACCGTACAGGTTCCGCAGAATCACGGTTCTTGACGGCAGTCTTGACGATGGGCTCAAAGGATTCGAGGCGCGGCTAGACGGCAGAGTGGCGGCGGTTAAGTCGGCTATCGGCTCAGGCATCGGCACGAATCCGGTTTACGTTTGGACTAGTAAGAGCCTTTGGGTCATAGATGGGTTGCAGGTTCGCAGGATCTCCGGGCGCGGTTCGCTTTCGCCTTGGAGTGTGTGCGAGATCAACGGCGAGTTTATCTGGCTAGACCAGTACCGAAGCATCACGACTTCGCAGGGCAGCATCACGCGCTACAAGATAGACGAGGACATGGACGCCATACCAGCGGCCAGAATTGCCTACGTCTCTAGTGCGTTCCACCGTGATAGGGTGTTCTTCGCCCATTCTGCGACCGGGCAGACTGATAACCTAGTAAGCGAGGTCTACGCGCCTAAGTGGGGCGAGTGGGAAGCGCAGGACACATTCACCGCCGCAAAGGGGCCTTGCCAGTATCTTACGTGGCATAGCACCGGGGACGAAACGTACCTTGTCTACTTCGCAAGCAACGGAACACTCTGGAAGGCAGAGGATGCAACCGTCACGACAGACGACGGTTCGCAAATCGCTTGGATTCTTGAAACTCCGTACTTCACCGCTCAGAACCTTAAAGGCAACGTGGGGCTCGGTGAGGTTTCGGTCATTTGCACCGACAAAGCAAGCGAGACCATCACAACGCAACGGTTCCCCCTTACTCCCGCCGTAGACGCGACGGTAGAGGACACGGGGACGATCAACATAGACGTTAGCACGGCCCTTGCTTGGAAGGTGGATACCAACGCCGCCACAGGCGGCCCGGTGAAGGTGCATGGCGCGGCGGTTTATCTCCGGGTGACAGGCACGCTTTCAGGTCCGTTCGCACTTCGGGCGATGACGGTAGATATAGACGGTTTCGCCGGATGGGGCGCAAGCGCGTGAAGCGGTTAGACGCGGCTCCTAAGACGGGCAAGCTCACAGGCAAACTCACGTATCAGCCGAAAGAAGAAGCGGTACTAGAGTCGGGTGAGCGGTTCGGGTTCCATGAGCGGCTTGCGGTCAGCGTTGGGAGCGGCACGACATCCGCTACAACGTGGGCGAAGGTCAATGTATCCGCTTACGTCCCGCCTGACGCTCAGGCGGTTCTGCTATCGGTGACAGTTCACTCAGATGACAACGACATGGTTTTCCAGTCTCGTTCATCGGCGGCGGTATCAGCTCGGTCGGTGAGAATCGCGGGAGCGAAGCTCCAGACGCAGGTCATTCAGCCGCTAGGCAAGATGAGTACGTTTGACTGGCAGGTGGTAGTGGATACCGGAACGACCGGGTGGGTTGAGTTCGATGTTTCGATCATCGGATGGTACGGGCCACCGGATGAGAGGTTAGAGCGGTGACGATAGAGCGCGATGAGATCACGGAAGGCGATGTCCGCTTCTATCTGGTTGACCGTGGCGAAAGGATTGGCGCGGTCAGAGTGACGGCGCAAAAAGACGGTAACGCCCAGTTTTCAGAACTAGAGAGCGCAGGCGGCAAGCACGGGGCGGCGATGCTCATTCAGCGGGGTTTGCAAGAGGCTCGGGAGTGGGGTTTGCAGACCGGAGTGTTTTGGACGGAGAACGCAGAACTCGCGGCGACCATCAGCGGCACAAGGATTTTCAAGCGGGCAGTTTTCGAGGTTAAAGTCAATGGGTAGTTTTCTCACACAAGGTTTATCGTTAGGGGCAGGACTTCTCGGCAATGCGCTCGGGATGAATGAAGAACGGCGTTCGGGTGGTTTCGAATCCCCGTATGCGGGGCAGGTCAATCAGTACCTCGGGATGCTCAGCCCGTTCACCCAACAAGAATTCGACTTCTACGGTCAGAACATGGGGAATCGGTTCAACGCCATCGACGGCGCGTACAAGGCCCTTGACCCGGCGAACAACACAAGTCTCGCCCGCAGTATCGCCCAACGTATCAAGTCTGGCGCAACGGCGCAAGGCATGGGGCAAGCCAAACAACTCCAGCAGCGGGGGTACGGCGAGTCGGTTCAGCAAGGCGCAAGGCTCGGGGCGATGAATCAGGCGAACGACCAATCGGGCCAGATTCAACTATCCCTACTTGACCCGCAGAGAATGGCAGGACAACAGATGCAAAGAGCAGGGTTATACGACTTCGGCAACATCGCGCAGAGTATGGGCGCGGTCAACTCCCTTATTGGGCAAGGCAACTCTATGGCAATGCAGAACTACGGGACGCAACAGGTTCAACCTAGTCTATTGGGGAGCCTTTACAGTGCGGGGATGACGATGATTCCAGACATTGCGGGGCGTGGCCAGTCTGGCCAGTTCAACCCGTACGCGGGAGTACGGAGGGCATTTGACCGATGATTCCAAAATCCTTACTCGCGGCACTTAACCCGACTGCGGGCCAGATTCAGCCGCCAACTCAGGCGTACCAAGGCGTAAACAACGCGGTTGGCTACAGCAGCGAACTCGGGATGCTGGAAGATCAGCAACGCCGCATGGCTGAACTCCAAGCGCAAGGGGCGATGATTCAGCCGAATATGCCCACGATGCCGACGATGGGGAAAGAGGAGAAAGGCTTGCTCCAACTTGCGAAACTGTTTGCCATCGGTTCCGGCATTGACCCTCGGGAGATTGCTCAAGAGGAACAGAACTACAACCAGCGGCGGCAGCAAGAGATTCAACTTGCCCACCAGAACGCTACGCAAATGGCACTCGCTCAGGCACAGCAACAGATGGGCGCGAACAAGGCCGATCAGTACCGACTTGGCGCAGAAGGCCAGATCACGGAAGGCCGGGTTAAGCGGCGTGAGTCGGATATGGCGTCTAAGGCGGCGAAGGCGAAAGATGAGCGCGACCACGATCAGGCGATGGAACTTGTGGGGGCCCGGAAGAACGACCCAGCGGCGAAGATTCAACGCATGATGGAATCGTTCCCCGGCATGACGTTTGCGGAAGCCGACCGGATTGTAAAAGAGATTGACGCAAAGCAGACGGCAGAAAAGGCCAATCTGCTCGGCGCACAGACGGGGCTTGCCAACGCTAATGCCGGGCTTGCCAACACAAGGGCAGAGGACATTACCGCTACCCGCGATGCTCGTATTGCCAAGATCAAGTCGGCCACTAAGGTAGACGACGAACGGGCTAAGAACCTTGCCGAAGAAACGCGGCTCATGCCAGAGGCTACAGCTATCGCCTACTCCCGGCTAGACCTTGCGTGGAAACAGTTCGCAGAGAACGCTCGGCAGTTCAACACCCGAGAGGGGCGCATGGTAGGCGAGGCGGCACAGGCTGAGGTCAACAAGTCTCTCGCGGAATTCAACGCGGAAGTCAAGACCTACGAAGGGCAAGTACGCAAGGCTCAGGAAGAAGCAATGGCCCATCTTGGCGTCACGGAACTCCCGAACGGTTCACCCGGCAGCGTGGCGGCGTTCAATCAAAAGTTGGCGTCCAAGTATGCCGAGGCCCTTGCCATCTTATCGGACCCGCAAAACCCTGAGAACCTCATGCGCGTTGAGTGGGCCCAGAAGACCAAGGACGTGATAGATGCCCTGCGTCGCCAGCGTCAGGGGTTGCAACAAGCCTACGACAAACGCAACGCCATCAAGGAAGAGATGAACAGCGTCCCACCGTTTGACCCGATGGGCGGCGGCGCTTCTATCGTTGGCCCAGGCGGTCAGCAATACCAACCAAGCTCGCCAACTATACGCGGGAAGATCGGCAAGTAAATGGGTAACTCCTTCTTCGATTCGATAGCAAAACAGCAACAAGCGGGCTCGGCAAAACTGGCACAGGCCAAACGCGCCAAACCCAAGCCCAAGGCCCCTAGCGAGTTCCAGAAGATAGTCGAGCAGGCGTTCGCCCCCGTTGGTGACCCGCAGGAAGATCAGGTCAAGAAAGCGCAAGCCGCTACAGGCCCGTCTACCTTCCGCAAAGTCGTTACCCCTACGGATAAGCGTTCTGCCGCCCAGACCCGCAAGGAACAGGCTCCTGGCTCGTTCGAGGCGTCTTTCTCTAGGGCGCGGCGGGAACTCCCCAAGAAGATGACCCCAGAAGATGAGCAGGACTTCAAGTCTGCCGTCTGGATTCTGTCTGAGAAAGGCGACGTAGACCCGAAAGCCCTCAAGGAACTGACCACACGTTTCCGAAAGGATAAGGCAGGCGTCAAGCGCGAGGTATCAGAGTTTCGTGCGGCTCGGGCGGCGGGGGATTCTGCCGAAGCTGGGCAAACAGGCGCGGCGGCGGTCGGCACAGATGACTACCTGACGGATGGCAAGTTCACAGTAGACGATTTACAGAACGACATCGCTCAGATCTTCGCCCCTGTTATGGATACCGTTGGCTCAATCGGGGCCGCCGGGGCAATCGCTAAGGTCATCGGCCCTGAGAACATTACGAAGGCCGGAGAGTCGGCGATAGATGCCCTGCAAAACTTCGACATGGGGAGCCTGCCACAGATCGGCCAATTCAACACAGGCGGCTTTATGAACCCCGAACCGGGACAGAGCGGCACAGAACAAGCGGTGAAGATGGCGGCTAGTTTGCCTCTGGAACTTGCGGCCGATTTTGGGCGGATGAACGACCCCAACTTAGACCCGCGCAGACGAACGGAGGCGGCGATAGCATTTACCGCGAATGTCGCCACGATGGACTTTGCCGCGCTTAGGGCTGTACCGGGCATCAGTAAGATACTCGGCGCAATGTCTCAGCAACGCAAAGCACTCCAGGCGGCGGGGCTGATTGCGGACGATGTAGCGGGCAAAGTCGATGACGTAGCGCGAAAGCTAGATGAGTTTGTCCCGCAAGAGGCCGCTGGCTACGATCCTGGCGTTGTGCCTGACTTGAGACAGGGGCTAGATGAGGTTCCGCCCGTACAGCCGCAAAGAGTCAAGAACTTCAACGAGCTAACGCCAGACCAGCAGGTACGAGTGGAGCGTCAGATGCGCGGGGAGGCTGGTGAAGGGGACACGTTCCACCTTATCGACTTCGGCAATGGGGCAAGGGGAGCGGGCGAGAAATTTACTATTGTTAGTCGCGGGACAATGCCAGCGGCAAAGGGCAAGACTGGGGCTCCAGCGTTTCGGCTTCGCAGCGAGTCTGGCATTGAGGAATTAGTGCCCGCCGACGCATTAACTAAACCTGGCGGCAATTGGGTACAAGCGGCGGATGATTGGAACTTCACAGACACCCCCACAATCCCCCCCGTAAAGCAGGTGGAACCACCCGTAAGCCGGGTGGAAGACATAAAGGGAAACACATCTGCGGGCGGAACATCGCAGGAGCCCTCAGAAGGGCAGGCCACGGTGTCCCCGTCCGCAGACGTGCCGAAAGCGGGGACAGATGCCGTGCCAACTCCCAAGGCAGAGGCAGTCAAGCCAGAAGACGTGCCACCGCCCAAGCCTGCCAAGGCAGAGTCGGCGGTACCGGATGAGCCAGTTAAGTCCACAGGGCTCGCTAACCAAGTCCAAGCGAAAGAAGCGGCGGACGGCGCACTAGATGAGGTTTTGTCCAGTACTGGCAAGTCGGCTAAGGAGTGGCAGAAGGTTGGGGAAGATATTCTCAATCAAGCCGAACGACCGGACTACGAAGACCTTGCGTACCGAGTTGGCAAGGGTGATGAAGAACTGACGGGTGAGAAAGTTGGGATACTCCTTGCGGGCAAACGCCGGATGCTGGCGAACCTGAACGATCTTGCGGCGAAACTCAAGACTGACCCAACAAACGGCAAGTTGCGGCGGGAATATGAGGCTGCGCGAGAGGCCATAAGGGACTACGAGCAGAACATTCAAGCGGGTAAGGGCAGGTGGTCAGACGTTGGACGGTCACTCCAAGGTGGGGCCGATGTTGATACAGGGGACTTCGCGGCGGTTATTGCAGAAGCCGAGAGATTCGGCAAGACGGTAGACCCGAAGACGGCGGCGAAACTTGAGGCTGAGACTGCCAAGGTTGCGGAACTCCAAAAGAAGCTAGACGAACTAGAGGCGATGGCTCCCGAAGCTCGGGCGCAGGAACTCGTAAAGGCGGCAAGGACTTCCCCACGGGCCAACAAGGTCCAGATTCAGAACAATATCGCTCGGAATCGTGAAGCCCTCAAGAAAGCATGGGCAAAGTCTGGCGTCAAGGGCGGCAAACGCGGCGGCGCGGCTGGCATCAACCCCGACATTGCTCCGATCATCAGAGAACTAGCAACAGATTACGTGAAGTTAGGGGTTGCAAACCTAGACGATGTAGTCAAGAAGATTCAGCAGGTATTCAAGGAAGAGACTGGCGAATCTATCTCCCGGCAGGACGTCATCGACAATATGTCTGCCGAAGGGCCAACTCGCACACGGTCGGAGATTCAGAAGGAGATTGATCGAATACGGCGCGAGTCCAAGGCTCAATCCACAGGCACCAAGGCAGAGCAAGCGGCGAAGGCTAAGGTATCGGCGGCTCGGCAGAAGGCACGTCTAGCAGAGCGGGAGGCAGCAAGGCTAGAACGGCAAGCCCTCAAGAACGTAGAGGACGCGGAGAAAGCCACCGAGAAACTATCCGTCAAGCGGGCCAAAGAAAAGGCGCGGCAGGCAAAACTAGAGGCTGACACCTTGGCAAAGCAAGCCGAGAAAGAGTTTGGCGATATGTGGCGGTATCAAGACCGCGTACTCAAGATGGAAGACGAGATCGACCGATTGCGCGGCGAACTTGACGAAGGGCGGTTCCTTGTCACACCTAAGCGAAAGGCCCCGGTAGACAAACAACTGGAAGACCTCAAGGCGGAAAAGGACATTTATGATGCCCGTGTCCGCAAGATGATTGATAACCATAACTTGAGCCGCCCCGCCAAGATCATCAAAGGCACGGTCGGACTTGTTCGCGGAACTCAGCTAGGGGCTGACCTTGGGATGTTGACCCGTCAAGGGTTATTCGCATGGGCAAGGCCAGTAGAGGCGGCTAGAGCGGTCGGCAGCGCAACGAAAGCGATGTTCTCCGAGGTTCAGGCGATGAAATACACCCGCGCCATAAATGAGCGTCGGGTTAATGGAAGTCTGGCGGCGGTTGCGCGAAAGAAGGCAGGGCTCCAACTCTCGGATATGTATAACGATCCAGAGGAAATATCATTCACCCAACTTATCAAGGCTATCCCCGGACTTAGAAACTTCGGCGGCGGGCTTGAACGGTTCCAGCACGTATTCATCAACCAGATTCGCACCGATACGTTTGACCGGGCTCTGAAACTTGGCTACTCTCCCGATGAACTCAAGGCGCGGGCGCGGTTCATCAATGCGGCAACCGGGCGAGGGGCAAAAGTTCCCGGCGCGATAGGTGATGCCTTGGACGTTATTATGACTTCCCCGCGTTACGAGGCTTCACGGTGGCAACTTCTGGCAGACCCTGCTATCAGCGGCGTCCAAGCACTCAAGGGCAACCGAGGGGCAAGGGATAACGTCAAGCAGATGGCAACCACGGCGGCGGAGATTATCGGGCTTATGCAGGTCGCACAACTGGCGGGGTACGAGATCCAGTACGACCCGTCTCATACCGACTTTGGCAAGCTCCGCAAGGGCGACAAGACTTGGGACGTGACGGCAGGAATTGCCCCGCGACTCAGGGACATGGTGCGGATGGGCTTAACCGTGTTTGGCCCCGACTACGGGGAAGATGTGGTCACGACGGGCGGGAAGATGATTAGCCGGACGATTAGCCCGGTTAAGCAACTCTACTCTCAAGGCTCCATCGCATACCAGCGATCAATCGGCAACCCTAACCCCAAAGACCCGCTATCGGGCTTCAAGTCAGAAGAAGAACGCGAGGGGCTCATTGCTTTTGCTCCGCTCATTGCTCAGTCAATGAAAGAGACCTGGGGGCTAGAAGGTCCGGTAGCGGCGGCCACCGAAGGTATCAAGGAGTTTCTTGGTGGTTCGACTGGTCGGTATCCGAAGAATACGAAGCCGACGATGCTTGAGAAGTCTGTTCAGAAGGTGCAGGGGACGTATAAGTACCCGAAGCCGAAAGCAAAGAAGGGTTCGCAATTCCCTCCGCCCGCTCCTTAATGTAGGCCAGCGGGATACGGGCGAATAACACGCCAACCACGGCGCAGACTAGCCCTTCCACGTACTGCCCGACGATCACAGAGAACACGGCGGCAACGAGCCCTGTAGCCCCAATGATCGTGCAGATCAGCACGGGGAGCATGATCGGCTCGAACCAGTTCCAAAACCGTCTCACGCGCCCATTATAACAACTTTTCGCAAAGTCCGGTAAATCAGCATGGCGACCTTCACGAAATTCAACAGCTTCACCGAGTCACTTGCCGAGAAAGTCCACAACCTTGGCAGCGACACGCTCAAGATCATGCTGACGAACTCAGCACCTAGCGCGGCCAATACCGTCAAGGTAGACATCACCGAGATTACACCCGGCAACGGGTACACGGCTGGCGGTACTGCCGTCACCATCACGGCGTCTAGCCAAGCCGCTGGGGTCTATAAGCTGGTCGGGAACGATGTTGTGTTCACTCCTTCGGGCGGCAACATTGACACCTTCCGCTACGCAGTTCTCTACAACGACACGGCGAGTAACGATGAACTCATCGGCTACTGGGACCGTGGCTCGTCTATCTCTCCCGCTGTTGGTGAACCTTTCACCCTTGACTTCGACGCATCCGCTGGCATCTTGACTATCACCTAGGAACACTTATGGCAATCGCATCCCTCGCTCAACGAACGACCACGTTCACCACAACCACCACGGCAAACGTCGAGTACCGGACCACCGCGTCGGTTATCGCCAACGTCTTGGAGTTTTCGTACATCTCGGCAACCGCGACGGCTCAACAGATCGGCTTAGGCCGTCCGCAAGCTATCGGGCTTACTCCGGTGAACGTGCTATTCCAGCGCGACCACCCCGGCGACCCGGCTTGTGTTACGGCAGGCTCCCTATCTTGGGCAACCAGCCCAACCGTGCCGCTGATCTTCCACCGCAGGGCTAACCTCTCGGCCACGCTTGGAGTGGGAATCGTTTGGACATTCCCTCGGGGGCTCAAGATTCCGGTGTCCAGCTCTCTCGTTTGTTGGAACATCAGCACGACGGTTGCTTCGGACATCAACTGCGTAATTGATGAATGAGTGATGTCGTAGCCCAGATCGTGATTAACCTTCACGCTAACGGCGCAATGTCGGTGCAAGGCAATATCGGGGACGTGAAACTCGCACTCGGCATGATTGACCACGCGAGGGATGCGGTTAAAGGGCGGTTCAGCCCACGGCAGGAGATCATCATTCCCAACTTCGACGTTGCGGTCAAGCAGAGCCCTAATCTTCCTACTCGGGAGATGGGCGATATGAAACCGCATGAACTGGGCGACATGGTGACAATGCGAAGATGAGCCAACTCATAAGACTTACAGGGCCCGCTCAATGGGTACAGGCGAACGTTGCCACATTGCAGCCGACTTGGTGGAGACCCGAAGTAGAAACCGACTGGGATTGGTGCTATGTATCGGAGTGGTGGGGGAAGCCGGGTCGCCAGTTTGCGGGTAGTGAAGTCGCGCTACTTGAGTCCCCTTACGTTGAGATGGTGGAGTCTAGTAGCGGCGCGTCGTCTCGGTACGGCGTCTCTGGCATCACGCGGGACATTTACGGTTCACCTCTAGGCGGCGTGACGGTCAAGATATTCAAGACCTCGGACGATTCGCTTATCTCTACGATTGTGAGCGATGCAAACACCGGGGCGTTCATCGTTACGACTCCTTACTACCCTGACACGCATTACATCGTGACTTACAAGACGGGTTCGCCTGACGTATTCGGGACAAGCGCAAACACGCTGATCGGGGCGTAAATGCCGAATATCCAGCTCGGGACATCGGACTATCTGCGCCGCGCTGAACTAGACGGCTTTGCGGTGTATCTGTCGTCCTCTGGCTACCTTTTGCCCGGAGCGGGCCCGCTACTTGCCAGGGTCATTGTCTTAGATACCGGGGACACTCCCGGCCAAATGTCGATCTCGCATAGGAGTTCAGAAGTTGCCATTACTACGATTCTCATTTCCTAACGTCATTCTCTCACTCTCCCAGTTCTCGGCGCACCTTAGATACTTTCACGGGTTCGCGTCGGTCAGTCATGCCTCCCCATCTTGCACTCTATCTGCCGGGGTGGTGAACTAATGCCGATCTACGTTGGCGATACCGTCAGGATGCAGGCCACATTTAAGAACGTGGATGGGACCCTCACAAACCCCACAACCACAACGCTCAAGTACCGCATAGACGGCGGCACGGCTACGACCATTGCCGAGGGGTCGCTTACCAACAGCTCTACGGGCATCTGGCACTACGATCTCGCTATTGCTACCGCTGGCACCTACGAATACAGTTTTGAAGGGACAGGCACGGTAGACAAGTCCGAATTCGGGACGTTCTCCACCATTGCCCGCCCGTTCTCCTAACACATCTTTCCACATCCGTTCACCAAGCAGGCCTCTTCACCGGGGCTTGTTTTGGTTTAGCCCGAGGTCAAATCACATGAGTCATTCATTCGTTCATCCAGCATCATTCACGGCAACTACGACCGTAGATGGTGACGGCGCGACAGTCATTACCCCCACCGCAGTCAATCGCGCAGGGGTGGACGTGTTCAACGCCTCACCAACTTACGGAATCTTCATCCGCGCCGTCAAGCGAGGGGCATCGGCTCCGACCATGACGACATCCGCAGCGGCAAGCTACTACCTGCCTCCCTACGGTGACAAGCATTTGTCATTCAAGGAGCCGACTGACCTTTATGCGCTCAACACTTCTGGCGACTCGACCCAATCCACCGTAACGGTTTCGGAGCTGGTGTAACAATGGGACACAACAACAGCGGTCCTGGGCTGGGCGCGGGAACCAACAGCATGGCGGGTGCAGGGAACCCCACTCTCGCCAACTTCACGTTCCGGCTTCTCACCGCGACCACGGTCTACGCACAATATACCGACGTAAACGGCAAAGACCTCTCGACGGTTCAGGCGGCAAGCGCGGCGGCGGCTACCACCTACACCCACGACGACCTGTTTACCGCCCCAGCGGGCGCGACAGGCGCGTACTTCACGAGTCTTGAGCCGTTCTGGTGGAACAACTCGGCAGGGGCGGCGACTCCCGCGCAGCTCTACTCAGAACAAGGGACGTTTGCGCTTGGCTCGGCCAGTTCGTCTAACCTGCCTGCCCTTCTAGACTTCGACCCCTACGACCTTGAGCCGTACGTTTGGCTTGACTGTACGGATAAGGCGACGATGTTCACGGCGGAGACGGCAAACACTCTGGCGGGCTCTACTCCGGTAGCAGCTACGAACGACACGGTCTATGTAATGTACGACAAAGGGAGCCTTGGGCTTGTCCTGCGTCAATCTACGGCGGGCTCCCGTCCAACGTACAACTCGACGCTATTCGATGGCGCGGGCGGCTTGTCGTTCGACGGTTCAGCGGACATTCTCAAAGACGCCAACTGTGACAATACCATCCCGAAAGCGCGAACGGTCTTCACGGTCCTTAACGCGACCAACTTCACGGCGGCACGGTACATTGGTGGGGCGTCAGCGTTTGGGACAAACGTATTCGGATACTCGCTCACACTCACGAACGGGTACCCGACGGTAGACTTCCAGTCTGTTGCGTCGTACTCTGGCGCGTCTGGCTCCCAACTCACGGCGGCGACCGACACCGGGCTCATGATTGCAATATCTTGTGACTCTGCGTCGACCGGGCGAATCCGTTACACCACGACCGAATCGGACCTTGGAGTCAATACGGCCCTTGGCGCGACGGCTGTTGGCGTTATCACCGACTACACGCTGGGCGGCAATGATAACACAGGGTTCTTCCTTGGTTCCATCGGGTGCCACATGGAACTACCTCCGCTCAATCGTCTGAACCAAGCCAAGCTCAAGGCGTGGGCTAAGAACCGTTTCGGGCTCTAACGCTATGATGACGCCCGAACTCAGCAAGGACTTCACCACGGTCAGGAACAACACCATTGCCGCCCAGATTGCGGCTTTGGAAACGACTATCCAAATCCCGCTCGGGTATGGCACTAAGTTTGAGCCGGATACGAACGACGATGGACTGACGTTCACCGGGGGTATCCTCGGTGGGCCGCTCATCCATCGGTGGCGGGTATGCGTGGAAGGCAACACCCCGGCGGGCGTCTGGTCGGTACTGCCTACCGCCCTTCGGGATGCCGGGAGTATCTATCAAGCGGACCTGAGACCGTTCGGGGTTACCGACTTCTACGGGAGTGACCACCATATCACGAACGGCAAGAGATGGGTACAGGAAGCGCATTGGCCTACCTCTGGCTGGGTGAACGCAGCGGCATGGTCGGCAGACAATACTTTTACCGTGACTGACTCCCCAACCTTTACGGCGGCTACGCTCCAAGGCGCGGTCCCGAAGATGTGGGTACAGACGCAAGGGTACGACTACACGCTTTCCACAATCGCGGCGAAGTCGGGAGACACGATCACCAGCACCGGGTTATCTCGCCCATCGGCGGGGCTTACTCCTAACGTGCGGTTCCTGCGGCGGCCAGAGTTCTTGAACGATGAGCAGGCGTATGGCTCGTACTGGGTGGACCATACCAATCAGGTTATCTATTGGGTATCCGAAGGTGGCGGGCCTCCGAACGATGTCCGGGTAGCGGTCTCCCAGAACGGGATTCAGTCTCAGCTGGGCACGGATGAGGCTTGCACGTTCCGAAACTTCGAGGTCGGTTGCACTCGCAACTACGGGGTTCTGTCGGTCAACGGCTCGGTTACCTTCACAGGCGGCGAAGTCTGGGGGGCGGCTTATGATGGAATCGCCATCTACGCGCAGACCGGGAGCCACACGGCTAAGAACTCGGTCGTAGAGTACGCGAACGTCCACGACTGCGGGGAGAACGGTATCTACATGGCCCTTGGGGACCGCCGCACGGGTGACACCGAAGGGACCAACGTCGTGCGCTACAACAACGTTTCTCGGGTTGGTTATCGGTATCGTCTGAATCGGCGCGGTATCGTGCTGGGCTCGGAAGATCAAGGCAACTTCTCGGTGCCAGAGGTGTTCACAGGCGAACGGCTCTATGGCACGGGGATGACGGCTCACAACAATTACGTTCATGATTGCTGGGCTATCGGGATTCTGGTAAGCGGCACCGCGAACTATGTTTACGATAACCTCATTCAGGACTGCGCGACGCTCGTGGAGGACTCAGCGGGGCTTTACGTCTCTGGCACGAATCCATCATACGGGGCTCACAAGATCATCGGGAACCGGATTGTAGATTGCTACTCCCGAAGCGGCTACGAGGCTACCAACGACTTCATGCACGCCATCTACCTAGATGACGGCGTGGGCTTCTGCTTGGTGCAAGCCAACGAGATTAGCAACTACACGTATGGCATCTTCGCCAACCAAGGGCGGCAGAACCGTATCTATTCCAACCTGTTCACGTCGGGCGAGACTACGCGGTACTGGCTAAGGATCAACGGGAATCTCATCGGGGATGTTAATGCGGCGGTGTACGAGGATGACGACGATCCACCGGGGACCAACTGGCGAGACATTGAGGCGCGGATTGGGGATATCGATTCTTGGTTCGATGCCGAGTTCGCTACCGCTTGGGGCACGGAGAATCTTGGGGCACTTGATAAGACAGACATTACGTGGCGACTGCCTGAGCAAATCCTGTCTGCCAACGTGCATGAGAACGAGGCGGCGGAATACTTCGGTAACGTCACAGACGGCGTGTTTGGCAATGAGACGGTCGGATACTACGATGCGGCGGCAGACGTTGCGAGTGGGGCTTCTAGTGGCACTATCCCGGCTGTTTCAGAAGACCCTCCGACTGGGGTTCCGGCGAGTAGGTAGAATAGAGACTCCAATTGGCCATGATTGCCCCGTTCTGGTAGAATAGAGCGGAACAAACCTAGTGCGCGGGGGAAACCCTGCAAACACAACAAAGCCCCTGCTACATCGGCGGGGGCTGTTTTTTGGGTTTAGGGTGTCTCGTCAGGCCATCCGCCTAATGCTTCTGCTATCGTGTTTGCGATCTGCAAAGCTATGGCAGGGGACTTGAATTCCATTTCTCGGTCTGGCTCCCACCACTCAGTGTCGCGCCCGTGCTTGTCGATAGTAAGCCCGCCTTCGGAACTGATGACGGCATCAATGTCCCTCATCAGCCTCCGGTGGACTGATACGACACCTGTTTTGGAGTAGTTCCATTCAACGGTCCACCCGCTCCACTCAGGGGCACTTGCCCAGTTATTCGTAGTCTCTAGCATTGGTGCCACCTCCATTTCTATTTTACCGCGAATCGTTCACTCACTCGGGTTTCTCCTTGGGTGTTGGGATGGGCTCGGGGGGAGTCGACGCGCTTGCGGCTCTCCTTGACTCCCATACCGCGTCTAGGCAATGCCGACACAATCGGTCAGATGCCCCGTGATGTAAAAGAAGTGCGCCGCAGACCTCGCAATGGAATGAATCAGCTATCTTCACTTCGCCCACCCTCCCAGTTCTTCTGCTATCACGTTGGCTACGCGCAGGGCGGCGGCGGGGTCAGGAAGATACAGGAGTGCCGAACCAACCCATAGCCACCCATCCTTAGATATTTCCATCCCTGTTCGGCGCTCAGTTGTTCGCCGGATATGGCCTATCACCATTCTCCACCCATCCCACTCCGGCCCACTTGCCCAGTCTGGTCTATTGCTCATTGTGTTTTGTGTCCTCCTTGCCTTTCGTGACCGTATGCCCGCATTTCTCGCACTTGTGGCACGGGACTAGATTTTGGCTGTTGCCGACAGTCACCGTCCCCTCGAAGTCGTCTATGAAACTTACTAGGTTCACAGGGCCAAACACCTGCCCGTCCTTCATTGCGCCTCCGCATAGACGACAGGTCACTCCCCACGCTCCCGAATCGTCACGTCGTAGGTCTTGGCGGGGTCTAGGTTGGACAAGATGAATTGGTCAATCGTTTCCATGTTTGACCACCACCAATTAAGGCATCGGTAGCTTAATTGAATCGTCCACTCCTTCGGCTTCTCGGGTTCCAAGAGCGGGATGCCGTTGGGGTACATGGGGTCAAGTCTATCGTGGTCAAGGTACCACCCATTGTAAGTCTGAACCCAAGTATCCTGGACGTTAATCACGGTAACTGGGAGTTCTCCATACACAAACCGATCCCCCAACTTCAACTCGGATGCCTTCACCCGTCGCTGTTCCGCTGTCTGTTCCATAACGTCCGTTGCTGTCGTTGGTTGCCTCAGTCCTTCTTGTGTTGCTATGATCTGTGTTGCTGACATTGCTTGTTTACTCATCTTCCTTCACCTTCTCCTTCACTTCCGTCTGTAGCAACCAAGAATAAAGGTCTTCTAACTCGTCGCGGTTATAGGTTGCGATTAAGCCGTTGCGAATGAGGGTTCCGCCGCCGCACGCCCTTGGAACACAACGAATGAAGTCCTCCGGGTAGCGTTCTTCCAGCAAGTAGGCAACGCCATTAGCGGTATGGCTCATTTCTTCACTTCCTGATCCAGCGACCAGAGTACGGCTTCGATTGCTTGGTCTAGTTCCGTGCCTTCCGTGAACCCTTCCGCGTACGCTGACACCCAATTGATGGGGTCTCCGTTGCACGTCCCGATCAGTAGAGCGTGCCAATCCTCGCTCTCGAACTTCCGCAGGTGCCACCCCTTGCCAGTCAACCAGCGGCGAAGGTGGGCGCATAGGATGTCTTCTATCTGTTGCGTGGATAGTATCGGCTCACCATCCCATTTTTCACAATCAGGCTTCCACTCCTTACTCTTGTGGTTGAACGTGTAGAGTTGCATCCCGTCAACAACGAGATTGTGGACGTAGATTGTAAACGCGGTAGCCCCCTCAACCCTGCCCTCCTTCACCACCTCCACGAATCGCGCAAACAGGGGTTGGTTCATCGGGGGGCCTCTGCAAACTTCTTCTTCGCCCACTCGGTTGGCTCAATCCCGTACTTCTGGCACACGGCCCAAAGCAGATCGAACCCATACCATCCGGGCTCCATCTCGGACAGATCATCGTCGCACAACAGCCAAAGCCACCCTGCGTACCTCTGACTGGATCGCATGGCGCTCAGCCCGCGTTCATCCTCACACTTCTCCCAAGCGTGAGGCATATACTCCCGCATTGCTTCCACGACGGATTCATGCGTGAGCGGAGGGCGTTCCCCAAAACTTTCCTCCGTCGCTTCATCAATCAAGAAGGGCTTTGCAAACTCGAATGGCAAGAACCTAATGAGTGTCTCGCCTTCAAAATCAAAGAGCCGTGATTCTGCCTCGATTGCTCGAACCCGCTCCACAATCTCTTCATAAAATCTCACCTTGCCCCCCTGGTAGTCAAACTGGTAGTCAGCAGACGGTGTTCTGCTCCATAATTGATGTCTGTTTTATTTATCATTGTGTTTTTGTCTTCCTTCTCTCACGGCTTTTGCGGCTACAGTATCGGCTACAGTTTCGCGCATAAATCACCCCTGTGACGCGCGAAATTGCAGCGTCCTTATTGGCGTACCCGTATGGCCGCTGAGTGTTTTCAGCGTCATCATGGTATCAGGGTGGGGGCAAAGGCTCATGGTTACGCCATCGCCCCGGCCTTGTCGGTTGCACGAGGGGTCATGCGGTCACCTGCTGGGCTAAGGGCTCCAAAATGTGCTTCACTCCAACAGCTAGCCAGTAGGCTACGTGCGCGATCACTCCATTGCCAGTCATAAAATAGCGGGCGGCGTCGCTCATTTCCTTGCCGCTTGCCCCGTATCTGGTCCAGTCGTCAGGCCAGCCCATAAGCCTATCGGATTCCAAAGGGGTGCGCCATCTAAGCCTCTCGCCACACGGGAAGCAAGCGGGGGTTCTTGTCCCGTTACTTACTGGGTTCTTGGCGAGAACTGCGGGGTGAATGATGAAGTTGTTGGGCGACTGCCCGCATCGTCCGGGTGCGCGGGTCTGGATGGTGGCGTGTGTAATCAAGTGATCGGGGCGTCCCCATCGGCTTGGGCTGCGAGCATTGAGAGTTCCGTGGTGATCCTCTCCCCGTAGTCCCACTTCATCGCCTTTGACCTCCGAAGCATATAGGCGGCTTGCCTCGGCGTCACAAAGTACCTCTCCGGCACAATCTCCTCCAAAATCTGCGACAATGAACACTCGTCGGCGGGATTGGGGGACTCCAAAGTATTTCCCGTCCAGCACCCGCCACCCGATAGAATGAGCCCCGATGTCTCGAAACGACTGAATGACCGCATGAAAGTCTCTACCGTCATTGGCAGTAACCGCTCCGGCCACGTTTTCCCACACAGAGAATCTAGTTCCTCTTGCCCGAAGAGATTTAATGATTCTGATTCCTTCATAAAACAGTCCTGACTTATTCCCCGCCAACCCCTTTCGCTTCACATTGGCTACAGACAGGTCTTGGCAAGGCGACCCCCATATCACAACGTCGGGGGCATCTAATGCTTCCGGGTCGATCTTCGTAACATCCCCCAGATTAGGGGCTCCAAGTTTCGCCAGCACGTCGGATGCGCTCGCAAGAATCTCGGCCGTCCAAAGGCAATCGAACCCTGCCCGGTGGAAGCCCAGGTCGAACCCTCCCGCGCCGCTGAAAAGAGAACCGTAAGTCACGACCCCCTCCCCACCGAGAGGCCAGCCGGGGAAATGCAAAAAACCCCAGCAGCGGCCTCACGGCGAGTCATCACGGGGTCACCTTCCCAGCGCGAATGTCCACGACGGCGGCTAGGTGCCAGTCGAGTTGGGAGCCTTCGGAGAACCGTGGGGCATTTGGTTTGTGGATGCAAAACGTCTCCTTCGCAATCGTCAGAGACCTGTCAGTTAGCTCCCAATACCACCCCCGCCCCGTAAGCCACTCGCGGATGTGGTGGCAGAGGATGGTCTCTGAGTCTTTCCCCATTGAGCCCCACCCGTCACCGTAAAGTTGAGCCACGTAGTACGAGTCCAATGGAAACTCGGGGGACCGGGAGATGATGTTGCCAGCAGGCATATAAAGCCCCGGCACCTTCCCCGCCTTAACGCACTCGGCAAACTTGGTAAATAATTCTTGGTTCATATCGTTTCTCGTTCGTGTAAAAAATGACCCGCCCCCCGGAGAGGAACAAGAAGGCGGGCCGAGTAGGGTCTTAGAGGTCTGTAGCCTCCCTGTGTCGATTCATAGCGTCAATCGCGGCGGCCTTGGCTTCTTCCATCGTGTCCACCTTGCCGAACTCGGTCCATTTTCCAAGGAGGTTAGCAACCCACTCGAATTTATGAAAGTACGTTCTCGCGGTCAGCCTGTAGCCGTTGACTATTGCGAACTGCTCGCGCGTCTCCCACTTGATGTCTCTCACCGCCCCACCTCCGACGACGACGACACAGCCACAGGCTCTTGAGGGTTCGCGTTATCCCACCGAATCAAGGCCCCGACGACGACCCAAGACAGCACGATCAACCCCACCAGTAGCCAGATGTCCTTTGGCAAGCGGTCATCAAGATCACTCGGTCGCATCGACTCGGTGCCGTGCGGGAAGAGTAGTTCTGATAGGCGTTTCTGGCCGGGTTTGTTGGTGACTTCCTGCGGGGTCATGCCGTCACCTGCTCCGCTGAGTAGATGCCGCGTAGTAGCCGGCCGTAGACCGTCCCAGCCAGCACAGCGTCTATAAGGGCGTCATGTGCCTTCGGGCGTTCGCCTGCCCCTACTGCCCTAGCTACCATGTCGAGCCCGTAAGTGCGAACGCCAAGCGGACGGTTCTGCGCCTCTGCCATTGCACAAATCCAAGTAGGTGAGATCACCGAGCCATTCGCTACCGCTTTTTGGGCAAACATCCATTGCCCCCAAAAGCCATGATCGAAGGCAGCGTTCCATGCCACTACTGGCATACTGCCCGCCTCATGCTCCTTGACCCATGCTTGGAACTCTAGGAACACGTCGCGGCTACTGCCTGAGTCGTTGACTAGGCGGCTGTACCAAGTCTTGAGAGTGTCGGGGGTTACGTCGCCCATCTGCACCGCGATAGCCTCTAGCGATACCTTGAGCTTCGCAGGTGGGGTTATGCGTCGGGAGAACGTCTGCTCAACATTCCCTTCGTCATCCATGACCGCCGCGCCCACTTGCAAGATGTAGTCGTATTGGGCGTTGAGCCCGCTGGTTTCAAAATCTAAGGTTAAAAATTTCATATAGCTCCAGGGTCTTTCAGTCGTGGCAGGACAGATTTTCTAAGGCTCCGAATGTGCCTGCAAATGTTCTGCTGGTCACCGCCAAGCAACTCCCACCGCTTCCCTCGGTAGGTCGCATCTTCGCAGGTGCAAGTGGCGATGAATGTGCGTTTGCAGATCGCCATGTCGTGCCGGATGTCCGGGCGGGTGGACGAGGCGACGGAGAAGTAGAGGAAGTCCCCGTCTGCCCCGTCGAAGTTGATGAGGCGTATGCGTTCACTTGTCACCTTCGGCAACTGCCGCCTCCCCTTCCGTGCTGTCGTTAGGCGCGGCTTCACCGTTGGGCAACTTCCCGTGTAGAAAGAGTGACCAGCAAACGCTCATATGCCCATCAAGAGATCCTTCTGCCGCGTCGCAATTAGCGGGCACTAGCGGGCCAATGTCCCGGCTCCCCGGCTCCCATGATGCGACCATTGTTTCCGCGTACAATCGGCCACCTTCGCCCATGACTGAGCTTTGACGATTGACCGTTGAAACAAACCATCCCAGGTCATCCGTAAACGGGATGTAGCTTTGAATGAGGGTGTTGGAATTCACGAGTTCGCCTCCCGTACCAAGTCCTCAACCGTCTTGTGAACGTCTTCCACCCAGGCCCTAAGCGCGTTGGCGTCTTTCGCCTCCTCGCCTATCGCCGTCACGCCTGCGACTGCAATGGCGGTGATGGAGTTGCGAATGTTGGCCTCTCTGATCGTGTCGTTGTTCCGGGTGTTGGCTTGCTTGATGACTTCGTTCTTGGCAGGGTCGGACTTTGCCACCCCGCCGCCACCCTTGTAGCCACCACCACCACCACCACCGGGAGACTTGGGCCACAGGATGAACCAGTCGGCCTTGCTCTCGTCGCCCTTGTTCTCTATGTCAAACTCCCCGGATTTACCGGGAGCTACGTCGGCTTGGTTCTTCTGGTATGAGCCATCGAACATCTTGTAGTTCGTGACCGTGCCTTCGGAATCGGCGGCTTTGACGTACCAGATTTTGCCAACCTGCTTCACGTCTTGAATGGTGAGAGTGCGTTTGACTTTGGTGTCGGTCATTAGTTGCCTCCCGTTTTCAAGCTGACCGCGTACATCGCGGCATCCATAAACCATTCAGTGCGCGTGCCCGTGTCAAACCTGCGCTCAGATGTTTGCCTTATGAACACCGATAACCGATCTGGGTCAAGAGTCCAGTCCACCCAGTTCTCAGTCAACCAATCCTGCAGGTAGCCGCAGAGAATGTACGAGGCGTTAGGCGCGAACGCCCAAGTCTTATCCGCCTTCTGCCCAAGCAGTTCACTCCCCCCCTCTTCCGTGCAAAGAGTGATTATTTCAAGGCCTGTGTCTGGGACCTTGTAGTGAGATAGTTCTGGGAACCGCCCCTGATCCACAGCGTTCAGGAACAAGCGTAAATAGCTACTCGTATAATTACTCATACTCGTCCGCACCTCGAATGTGTAATTCGAATAACCGTAGCGACGACTCTTTCGAGTTCTGAACTTTCGCTGTTATTAAATGGGTTTGCCCAATACAGCCCACTCCCTTCAAATGTGGCGTGGAATTCTGTGGGCGTCATATCCCACGTCCACCCAGACTTCACCAGCAGGCGGCGGAGTGTGTGAGATAACAGAGCGGAATCCGACTCCATATTGGTTACAGGGGACCACCCTCTATCCCCATGTTTGCGCGTGAATAGATGGTGTCCGTCAGTCGTACCGATCACGTCAGATGATGCTAGTGAAGTTAGCCAAATCCCAGGGACTTCGAGAGCCCTGACAATCGTCGCAAATTCTTTGAATAGTTCTTGATTAATCACAGCTTCCCTCCCGTAATCATCTCAAGGCTAAGGTCTAAGACCTCCTGATATTCGTCATCCGTCAGCCGGGTCTCGGCGGCTAGTTCTGCCTCTACTGCCGCATCTTCCCGCAACTCCTTCTCACAGGACTCGCAAAGGGCGACGGCGTAGTATCCGGTTTCAGGGTCCGACTCGTCGTCTCCACACAGGCCACGGGAATAACCCATCGGGCGGCGGCAAGGGTTCCAAGACTGCGGGATTTCGGCAGGGGAGAGGGGGTAGATCACGATTTCCACCCCAGGACGCTCAGGACCGTTTCAAACTGGTCAGGCTGAATGTAGATGGTAAGGACCGTCCGATCTGGTCCGTGCAGGGATACCCGCATTGCCTTTTCGGAAAGGTAGAGGTAGCTGGAAACCGAATCTACGGTGTACCCAGCGTCCTTGAGATGACTTAGGTTTGCTTCACAAGGAAGCATGAGGTTGGTTGCCGTGCTGGTTGCGCTTTGCATTTTAATTATCCTTGGGCCCGTTTCTAGGGGCTTGGGATAATTCTGACACCGCTTGACACCGTTGTCAAGTGTCAAGATGACACTTTTGTCAATCTGGTAAAAATACTAGGGGGTCATTCGTTGCGCTAGGTGGTGTTTTCGTAGTCCTGTCGGCACGTACCAGCTCTGAGTTAACCCGTCGATGACACTTTCTACATAGACCAGGCGGGCGATGGCTCCCCAACCGTCACCGGGCGGCGGCGCGACTTCTAGCGGGTTGAGGGGAATGAGGATATTGGAGTTGGTGTCCCGGTCCCATGCCAGTTCCTTTACTGTGCATCCATGCTCCCCCTTGTTCTGGGCAAGCACGATCATTCCATAGGGCGGGTTCAGGTCTACTTGCCACACCGTCAGGTCTCCCGGTTGCAGGAACGGGTAGCAGCTTGTCCCGGCGACGTGGGCAGCGAACCGATCATTGCGATGGATTCTAGCCTCTACCTCTATGAATTCCTCTGACGCCAGAGGGTCTCCCCATTCTGCGCTTGCTGGCACTACTCCTCCATACCGTAATTGCAACGGGAAATACGTCGCGATTGATTTAGGACGGTCAAGAAGGTCGGGCGTTCCCGTGGGCACCGGGGCACCGGGGCACCGAGGCCTAGAAGAGCATCCCTGACGTGCATTGGCGGCATGGCCGCGCCTATCTCGTAATTAGCATAAGCGGTGCGGGTCACTCCCACTTTATCCGCGATCATCTTCTGCGTGTAGCGGCCTGCCGTTCGCCAAGCGCGAAGCATCTCTCCATAGTCGTATCCGGGCACTAAGAGAGATTCCCCAAAAAAGGTGGGTCTAGGGATTGACAAAGCTGTCAAGTGTCAACTATGATAGGACATGATGAGCAAAAACGCTACTGGCGAAAGTGCCGGTTTTGACAAATGGAAGTCAATTCTTGACCTGATCGCCATCGGTGTTCCTATTGCAGAAGTCGCTAGACGACACAAGATTTCCCGCCAAGCGATTTACACCCGCCTGAGCAAAGAAAAAGGCGAGGGCCTAGACACCCCCGCCAACGACCCAGCCGCCAAGGATAAGTCGGCATAGATCGAGACCCGAGGATACCTAATGAGTAAACCACTATTCGAGATGACGTGCAAGGACGGGACGGTGGTCAAGATCGACCAGCCGACTGCCGCTTACTATCGAGTCCTGCGAGTCGGCCCTGTAATTGCGGGCGACCTGCGCTTCCAACAAGAAGAACTAGCCCAACGGTGCGCGGCCCTGATTATCGAAGACTGCGGGGGTGAGGCGTGAGTAAGGTCAAGAACAACAGGGGCGTACTCGTGCAAGTCTCCTACGAATCCAGGGGGCAAAGATTCACGAGCCCTATCGAGTTGCCCAACGATCTGGTCGATCACATCCACACCCGGATGGGGGAAGCTGAAGCTAGGGGGTTCATTGAAGGGCGTAAGGCATTGGCGCGAGAACTCGTTGCAGCATTAGGGATTGCCAAGGAGTTGGGGTTATGACCCGCAAGACTGCCGCCGAACTGCAAGAGGGTGATCGGTTCACTTGGGGGGAGGTTGAGTGGACGGTAGACCACGCGCTGACGTTGATGGTCGCGTGTGACAGCCCTTTGTATGCGGGGGGCCGAAATCTTTGCTCTGAGTGCCTTAACTTCTGCTTCCCCAACGGCATCCCGGTCACGCCTAAGCCTGAGCCTGTGCCGTTGCCTTGCCCGTACCTGCAATGTAAGAGGCTCAATGGTGTTGGGGTGGTCCAGCTAAACCCAGTTAACAACCTTTCCTACGTTGAGTGTTCGCGGTGTGGAGCTAAGGGCCCGCCAAGGACTTTTATGCTCGACGCAATTGAAGACTGGAACTCGGTCGCCGGGAGGGAGAAGTCTTGACCGCCACCCTAGCCGCCGTCCTCCTTCTTGCCCCGGCGAAGCTCACAAAGCCGCAGATGGTGGCGCTCGTCAACAATGCCGCGAAGCTTGAAAAAGTAGACCTGTCAGATGAATGCAAGGCCGCGATGGTTAGTATCGCGTGGCATGAGTCGCGGTGGAACCCATCGGCGCAAAACAAGCGATCTTCTGCTTACGGGCTCTTTCAGTTCTTGAATCGCACTTGGGAATCGACGGGGATACGCAAGACCAGCGACCCGCTGATGCAGACCAGGGCGGCACTCCGCTACATGATGCGGCGATACAAGACCCCTTCGCGGGCTGGCAGTTTTCGTGATCGGCGGGGGTGGTACTGATGAAGCCTTACTACGACGACGGGAAGGGGATTGTCACTTACCACGGGGATTGCCGGGAGATATTGCCTCACTTGCCGAAGGTTGACCTTGTGCTGACTGATCCGCCTTACGGGATCAATATAGCCGCACAGCCATTTAATTACCAACGGGCGGCGGGAAAGGCGAAAGAGGCATGGGATAGTAAGGCGTTCAATGACATTGCGCTCATCTTAAAATCAGGAAAGGACGCAGTAATTTGGGGCGGGAATTACTATTCGCTCCCGCCATCGCGTGGTTGGCTCGTTTGGTACAAGCCAGATCATTTGCCGTCAATGGCCGACCTAGAGTTGGCCTGGACCTCCCGAGATATGAACTCGCGGCAAATTGCCGTAACGGCGGCAGACACGAACAAAGAGCGCGTCGGGCACTTCACTCAAAAGCCCCTCAAGGTGATGAAGTTCAGCCTGTCTTTCTTCCCTGACGCACAAACAATCCTAGACCCCTTCATGGGCTCTGGCACAACGCTGGTAGCGGCGAAGCAACTCGGGCGCAAGTGTATCGGGATTGAGCTAGAGGAGCGGTACTGCGAAATCGCGGTGATGCGACTTGCTCAAGATGTCTTGGACTTCGGGGGGTGTGAGTAATGAAGTCCCCTGCCTACTACGACAACATCATCCGCGAGTTACGGAGTTACACCCAGTTCAAGCGGGGGCTCTACGAAAAGACGCAACACGCACGGCTGATTGCCTCTTGGGAACGGCTCAGGGATAAGGCGGAAGCTCAGGGGCGCGAGGTGGTGCGTGGCTGAGTTGACGGATGATCGTATCGCCCAGATTGTGCAGCTCCGAAAGGATGGCATGACCCACGGCCAGATAGCGGAATCCGTTCGGTGCGCCAGAGGAACCGTTATCGCCCACTTACGGGAAGCCGGGATTGACGGCGCACTTGACAAGCCGATAGAACCGCCCATCCCGACGCAAGAGTACGTGGCATTGCTTGCATCCCACGGGGAGACGCCCGATAGCGTTCCCTACTACCACCAACTACTCAGCAAGGAAACGCTGACTCGGCACCTGACAAGAAGATGAGATACCGACCACCTAAGAAGCCAGCCGACTACCAAGTCACGACAAAGAAAGGCTACGTACTGTCGCTGAACATTATCAGCCAAGACTGCTATGAGGTCACGCGAGAACACCAAGACGACCGCATTAAGTACGAACTCGGTTTTAAGACACTTGAAAACGCTATGTCCTTCTTAACCGCTCAGGCTGAGAACGACGGCGGACCGATAGATTTACCACCCGCTGACGGCGCACGTTCCGCCAGCAAGTGAACTTGACCATGAACACAGCAATACCACCCAGCTCGCCATCGGGCACTAGCTGGCAATTCGTAACTATCTCCAACGGCGAACTTCGCACGAAGGACCGAGACAAAAACGTAACCCTGCATCCGGTGATTGAAGGAACCTTCCGCCGCGTCGGGGTTCACAAGACGGAGTGGAACGGCCAACAGATCGAAAGTCTTGAGGCCGAGATTGAGGGGCACGGCGGCACTTACCTTGTGCAAACCGCCCTGAAAAGTTCCGTCGCTACCGGGATGTTCGGGTCTGCTCTCGCGGGCCTAGAGGTTGGTGACTTTATCGCCATCCGAGCGCAGAAAAGCAAGGAGCCTAACACGTTCGGCGCGTACATGACGTTTGTCGAGATTCAGAAGTTCGACCCCGGCGCGGTGACCTGGCGAGTTGTGAAAGGGGACAAGGATGAGTACCCCGGAAACAACTGGGCGGATAAGCAAGATGCTTTGCTGGACGCCCTGTCGAAGCACCCCGCCTATGCAGAGCGGGAGGCGAGAGTTAGCGACCGAGAGGCGTCGGAGTACGACCTAGCGGACGCGCAACTTCGCGGCCAAGGATGGCCCAGCCTTACCGCCCCCGGCGCGCCGGAAGTCTACTTGGGGCTTTTCAACAAGGCCCTGAAAACTTCCTACAAGGACTATGCCGGGATTGGCGAGGGCGAGTGGAACGAACTCCGGCGGGCGATGGCGGGCAAGCCCTGCCCTAAGTCGCTTGAGAAATTCCTTGCTCCTGCCACCGCTGCGACCGAGCCCGAGTACGACCCCTTCGCGGACGAATAGTCGGCATGACCCTGCCCCCTTCCAAGACGGAGGGGGGATTTTTTGAACTTGATATGGATAACACGGCAAAAATGCCAGTCGCAGATGACTCTGTTTTTCTTGACCCTAACCCGGCTGATGTTTACAAGGATCGGGCGCGGGCTGCGCTTGCGGAACACGCGAGGCGGGTGGTGAATATGAGCGAACCAGAGAGAGAGAAGGCCGAGTTAAAGGCCCGCTCGAAAGAGAGGAAAGGCAAGCCGCAAGCCAACTACAACGAGCGGACAAAAGAGGTCTGGAAGGACCGAGGATACAGCTTTGAGATTGTCGAGCATTACAACGCATTTGCCGGACGAAAGAACGACCTGTTCGGCTTCATTGACGCTCTTGCGGTTGGCCCTGACGGAATCGTCGGTGTGCAGATGACAAGCAAGTCACATATGTCGGAGCGCATGAAGAAGGCGCAAGCCGCCCCGGCTTATAAGAACTGGCTTGCAAGTGGCGCACGGTTCGTTGTGATGGGGTGGGAGAAGAACAAGAGCGGGCGATACGAGTTTGTTGAGAGGTGGGGGGAGTGACTTTCTGGAACAGCGCATTATCTAGCGGCTACTCCGTCACGCCCATCTCACAAGCCATCCTAGACGGTTGGCAGGACGGCAGTAAGAACTACACGTACAAGTGGCGCACTTACCAGGCGGAAGCAATGCCGCAGGACGTAGCGGCGAAGGAATTTGCCGGGGTGCCGGGGATGGCAACTATCTGCGGAAGTGCCAGCGGGAATCTGCTGGTTATCGACATAGATGTCCCGTCCTACTACGAGCTATTCCTTGACCTCTTGCGGAAGAACTGGCCACGCCTAAGTTTCCCAGCCGTCGTGCGGACCCCATCGGGCGGTTATCACCTTTATATAAGGATGAAGGGCGGGGAGGTTCCGCCGAATCAGAAACTCGCTCACGATGTAGACGGGGACTCGGGCGAGATACAGATAGCGATAGAGACGCGGGGGCAAGGGGGACTCGTCTACGCCCCTCCTACCCCCGGCTATGAGTGGTTAAGCGGTGGGCTGGATAAGGTGCCTGTCTGGGATGCGGAACGAGTCGCGCAAATCCTGACGATGGCGCGGACGCTTGATATGGCCCCTGAGCGGACGGTGCCCGAGGCAATGCCGCATGATAAGCCCCGCAAAGCAGGGGAAGGAGATAGGCCCGGCGATGTTGCTAACACAGAGTTGGTATGGCGTGATCTGCTCGAACGAGATGGCTGGCTCCACATTTACGACCACGGCGGGCGGGGTTACTACCGCAGACCCGGCAAGGATGGTAAGCAAGTCGGCGGGGTTACGGGCCTCGGTCGCGGTGGGCAGGACTTACTCTATGTCTTTTCCACTAACGCCCCTGTGCCGGAAGGTTTGCACTCGAAGTTCCATTACATAGCGATCACAAAGCACGGCGGGGATTATGGGGCGGCGACTAAGGCACTTGCGGAACAGCTCGGAGTTATCCGGTTCCGGCCAGAGGTGGTCGCAACTGTTGAGGCAGCGGTCCAGGTCGAGGTCATGCCGAAGGAGCCCGCTACTTTTGCGCTTACCGACATTGGCAACGCGGAACGGATGTGGGCATGGCTCGGGCGAGACCTGAGATGGGTGCCGGAATGGAAACAGTTTGTTATCTGGGACGGCAAGCGGTGGAACCTTGAGGTAGGCGGCGGGGAACGGGCTATATGGATGGCGGTTGAAACCGTCCGCCGGATGTACGCCGACGCCTCAGAACTTCCGAGAGCGGAAGACCGGGGAGCGTTGGCGAAGTGGGCGATTAAGTGCGAGAGTCGTTCCCGTATCGCCAACATGGTCGAACTCATCAAGTCCGTGCCAGGGTGCGCGGTCGCTTCCGGGGTTTTTGACACTCAGCTCAACTTACTCAACGCCGCCAACGGCACGATCAACCTCACTACCGGGGAACTCCTTCCCTGGAACCGAGAGGACTACATGACTATCGTGATGGACACCGAGTACGAGCCGGGTTACGGTTCGGACCTTTACTACAACACGGCGGTTGAGGTCTTCGACGGCGATATGGCAATGGTGAACTACTTCTTCACCGCCCTTGGCTATTCCCTTTGCGGAACGCTCAATGAGCAATGCCTTTTCTTCCTCTACGGCTCCGGCAGCAACGGCAAATCTATCATGCTCAACGCCGCGATGAAGGCACTCGGCCCCTACGCCGGGGTTCTGTCCTCTGAGGTCGTGTTTGACAAGCGCGGGATGGGGCACAAGGATACGACTGGGCTGGCGCAGGCAAGAGGGAAACGGATCATCTCCGTGACGGAAACCAGCGAGGGTGCTAAGTGGAGTGAGGACTGGGTGAAGGGCGCACTTGACAAGCGCGACCGGGTGACGGTTCGGCAGCTCTACAAGGACGAATACTCCTACGAGCAGACGTGGGTGCTGTGGGTTCGCGGCAACCATAAGCCCGTGGTTCGCGGCAACGATGACGGTATCTGGCGACGTATGCGGCTCATTCCTTTTGAGCGAACCTTTGAGGGTAGCCAAATCGACAAGCAACTGGCTGACAAGATGGACAAAGAGGCTAGCGGAATCCTTGGACTCATGGTACACGGCTACCGCCATTACGTTGAGCATGGATTGGTAACCCCTGACAAGGTTTCAAGTGCAACGGATGAGTACCGTGAGGACATGGATACTCTGGGAGCTTTCCTGAATGAATGTACTACCGATTGCAATAGTTGTTCGCCTTTGCTGGCAAGCGATCTGTACAATGTTTACCAGCGTTGGTGTTCCGTGAATGGTCAAAACTATGTTATGCCTAACAGGACAATGATCGGTCGATTACGGGAGCGCGGTTGGGACTGCCAGAAGAGCCGGGACGGGGTGAAGGTCGCCGGAATGGAGCTTTCTGTGCGTGGAGAGGAGCTGAAACTCGGGTGGGGAAGGTCGTAAAAACGGTGACGATGTGATGAAGTGTGACGATAGTTTGAGTCTGGTGACGATAAAAAGCCGAAATCTGGAACTTTTTTTGGATTTTTTGCTCTGGTTCTAGAGCTTATCAGATCACTACATCTATCGTCACATCGTCACAGAGCATTTTAAGAGGGTTCGGAGAACAAATGAAACTAGATAACTTGCTATTACAGGCAGACCCGGCGGCGGAGAGTCAGCCGGTAAATAACGGCGAAAGCGGAAACGACTGGCTAAGTGATTACCGCACACAAGAAGACTGGGTACGTGACATGGCAAGATTGCGGCGGGCCGCTAGTCGTTATGGCAGAGATGAAAAGATGGAAACTCTTATGGATGAGATGGAAGCAGCGATTGCCAAGGGGCAGGACGAGATACGTGCGTGGTGCGCGGCTAATGCGCTAACGCTTATTGATGAGTGTGTTCGCGTAGACGGCGCGGGGCTCCTTATGGCGGGGGATGAGCTGATGGACGAGGCGCGTGGGCTGTTCGAGTTTGAGGGCAAGGCGGATGAGGCGGTGTTTGCGTGAACATCCCTTACGAGATTGAAGCGGCAGTCTCGGCCCTGCTTGCGACTAGGGGCAAGTGGCGCGGGCATTGGCATACGGAAGAAGTCGGGCGGTACTTAGTGCGGTTTGAGCGGACGGTCGATGGCTGGCGGGCTTACGACTGCGAGCGGGACGAAATAGTTTTTACTCAGGCAGGGTTCGTGGTGAGCAGAGATGGTGACGGCAAGCATGGAAGAACAAAAACTACGGGAAGCGAGAGTACGGGCGGAGATGAATTCGATACTGAATGGGTGGGCATCGAAGCGTCTGGATGGGACACCGAACATCAAGGCAATAACATACGACCGGACTGTTGGCGAGTGCCGCGATGTCCAAGCCGATTACTTAACCGTCGAGGCCGCAATAGGGCGGCTCAACATCCGTGAGTCCGTGCGGTACCTGATCCACGTCGTGGCGCGCAACCGCAGCGAAAGCACGTTCGACAATCAGAACGCGATAGCCAGAGGGCGGGCGGACTTAGCGGAATTAAAGCTAGAGCTGATGCACGTGGCAGAGAGTGAAGTCCTATGAAATTAGGAATTGCGGAAACTTTCCGCCGGGGAAGTGCGTCTGTATTGTTGCCTAACCCTTTTTGCGCCAACTCCGCGCAGATGGGGTTATGTCGTTTTAGGTCGGTCGCTCCGGCCACAAGTCGTCCTCGCGCCAGTCTGTTAGACAACTTCCGGTGCCGTTCGCGGCCCAAGGGTAAGTCGGGGACTCACTTTCGAGACATTAGCCAAGCCCAACACCAGAGGCAGAGGCGAAACACTCCAAGCCTAACCGGGAACGACTCGGATAGGGCATAGAACAGATCACGGTGCCGACGATCACGATCTAGCATCAAGACTCATTATGGTCATCAAGAAAGTCCTGAACTGGTTACCATCTCGCTTGATGGGTAGGCCACCTTCCACGATTGTGGTTCACGCATCGGCAGGGGCTTCGGCACTTTCAAGTATCAACTGGCTCAAGAAGATCGGGCTGAGTTATCACTTCATCATCGACCGGGACGGCACGATCTACAAGTGTGTACCTGTGGGGCCTCCGGCCAGAGTTGCCTACCATGCAGGTAAGAGCATAGGGCCAGAAGGGGCGAACGTCAACGGCTACTCTATCGGCGTGTGCTTTGCCAACAAGAACGACGGCGAACCATACACCAACGAGCAAGAGCAGGCGATGATCGACTTATGCCGCTTGATTAAGCAGGCGTACCCGACGATCAAATGGCTGACGACTCACAGGCTTATCGCCCCGAGGCGTAAGACCGACCCGTTTAACTGGAAGTTTCTCCTTGCCGTTGCCCAGTCACTCAATCTGACACCGTGGCGACCAAACGAGAATCATTCTTGGATTTGACCTATGAGCCCAAAGCTAGAACGACCGCTACGAGTGTGGCACCTACTGTTGTCCGTTGGCGTGATTGTCCTTGGGGGGGCGGTCAGTGCTGGCGCGATCTTCACGCAGGTTAAGAACGACATTCTGAACACTCAGACCACGGCTAAGGAACTCAAGGATAAGCAGGCGCAGCAAGAGGATTCTATCAATCGCATGGACAGAAACATTGCCGTGATCGGTCAGAAGCTAGGCGTGAATGTGGAGACCCCACGATGACCAAGAAACAGTTTCTCCTAGCCGTTGGCGCACTCGTTACGGCGATTGCTTACGACTACACGAAGTACGTAAAGGCTCAAGCGTTGGACCCTGACACAAAGTTTGATTGGCGTCTTGCGTTAGCTCGGTACGTGATGATCGTATCCGGTGTCCTGACGGGCGCGGATGCGGTAGAGCAGACCAAGACAGCGGTGTTTTTATAGCGTGAGCCTATGGCGGTTTATCGGTTCCTCGCTCCGAGTTGCCTCCACAATCCTATCACCCATAAACCGTTCTTCAACTGGCTCATTGAGCAGATCGAGGAATTCAAACCCCACGTCATCATCAACCTTGGCGACTGGTACGAAGGGCTAGCTGGCTCAAGACACGCCAGAGACCCGAGGCAGAAGTGGAGTCTGTTCGATGAACACCGATCGGTCCTAGAACAAGCACAAGCGATAAGGGCGGCGAGTCCTGACTCTCTCAAGGTTTGGCTATACGGGAACCACGATGACAATTTATTCGGCATCCATGCTGACCGATTACCTGATGACATCCGCGAAGTAGCGAACTGGCGAAACAACGATGGGCTGGCTAAGGAGCTAGCCGATTGGCACGTCATTGAGAACTACGGACATCGGAAGAACTGGAATCTAGGGCAAGTGACATTTGCTCACGGTTGCGCGCTGACTGAGAAGGCCCCACAAGACGCGGCATATCAGTACGCGGCCCCTTATGGTCTTTATATCTCAGGGCACACGCACCGTCCGCAACCTGTCACGCAATGCAAAGAGCGCAAGGGCTACTTGCCTTACTGGTACGCGAACCCCGGCACAGGCATAGACTTCGACCGCTGCTACTACATGGAACGCATGAGTATGGCGGAGTGGGGACGCGGCGTAGTCGTTGGTGAAGTTCACGCCGATGGGCTCAGGGCTGGCCGCAAACTCATGGCAAAGCCTAACTGGTCGGCAGAGACACGGATTCACTCGTTCGCGCATGACAGCGTGAAGTGGAAGCAAGGTTTATGATCGAATGCTATCCAGTCATCAAAGTCGCGGTCATCAACGGCGGGTATCTTGTCGAGGCGGCTTGCGAGTGTGATGAGGACGGGGAGTACCTGATGAAGCAACACATCTGCCTAAGCGTGGATGAAGTGCTGACTCGGGTGCGTTCGACGATTGAGACGCTAGACGCTACTTCTGAGCAAGAGGCCAAGAGCCTTGAAGATGCGATGAAGAAGAAGTCCAAGAGAAAGACATTATGAGAAACACATTAACCGCCATTGCCGCGATTGCGTCAGCTACCACGTTTGCCCAAGAGCCAGAACTCCGTTGGGAATACGCATGGTCTTTTGACAACGCTCAATACCAGTTGGTATCCGCTACCATCCTCAAGTCCAAGGTGTCACAGGTTGGCAAGCTAGGCTGGTTCATCGGTGCTGGTCCTGCCATTGGTACGAGAGTCGGTGACAACACCCCGGTCTATGGTCTCTACGGCTCGGCTTACGCTCAGTACGCAACAGAGGGGCTCAGGGCTTACGCTGGCTTGTCGGGCTATGGGTTCATCACGCAGAATGGTCCGGCGATTGGCAGAGCGGCTTTTGTGGTTGGCGTTGGGTATCGGTTCTAGTAGAATAGGGATATGGCTGACAACTTCAAGCCCATATTCGACGAGTCTCCCTTTGAGGCGTGTATGCGTATCGTGGACAGCCAAGTTGGGCATCTGCCGCATCCTGCATGGACTCAGCTGAGGGATACACCCAAGATGTTCGACCCGCTTTGTCCGCCCGGAGTGACTTACCTCATGTCTCCACCGAACGTGATGATTGACGACTCCCCTGACGACGATAATGCCTGACATCCCAGAATTGCTAGCACAGTTGGAAGAGCGGCGCGATAGCCTTGCCCGATACTGTGAAGATCAGTACCGCGCAGATGAAGCAAGGCGCAAAGAGTTGGCTGAGGAAAAGGCAGACGGCTTGCCGCTATGCGATGTAGATCATAAGTGGCAGACCTTCTACAAGGGTGAATGGATTGCCCTTGATACGAACGGAAAGGCCATCCGCGTGAACGTGAAGCTCTAACCTAAAAACTACGGGATAACAACGAAATGGCGAAAGAGGCACAAGCACCTACCAAAGTGCCTCAGCCTCGCGGTGGGTTCTTAAACTCAGGCGGCACTCCTGGCAACCCTGGCGGCGGCAGACCCCCTAACCGAATCAGGCTCAAGGCCCGTGAGATTCTAGAGGACGCTGGGCTACCGAAGCTCCTGTCGATCATTGAGAACAACGCGAGTTCAGAAGGCACGGTTGTTGCCGCCTGTCGCACTCTCTCAGACCTTGGCGTCCCGAAACAGCATGAGCAGACCATCACGCTTAACAACGCGGTTGTGTACGACGCCTGGGCGGATTGCGTCGGGGAGAAGTTGGGCCCTGTTGTTCTGGCAGAGTTACAGGCCCTTGTGAAAGAACGACTGCCTGAGAATTGGCAGGGGGATTAGCAGATGAACCAGAAGCGGCGCAAGTTGGTGTTCTTCGCTACGGACATCGGCAACGATACGATTCGCCTGTCATTCTGCCGTGACTTGTCTGTAGGGTGCGAGTCTGCGCGAGAATTCCCGTTCGACTGGTTCGACCGATCCGCTGGGTGCGGGTTCATGCTCACGCATATGCGCGATGGGGAGCAGGGCAAGATTGAATGGAATGGGGCATGGATTCGGATACCCGACAATAAGTCTGCCCCCGATCTGACGGTAGAGAATCAGTTTGCAGACTCATTCACGGTTCCGCTTGAGTTTTATCCCAAGGTCTTCGCGGCGATAAGGGAATTCAACAGGCTTCACAATCAGTACGAACTCGGCTTGGTGGACTAACCCTTGGCCCTGTCACTAGATGAAGTCGAGGCAAGGGCCTTGGCGCGGTGGCAGCCTGCCAAACCGACGTATGACGCGGAGGCGATGCCAACGTGGTTCCACAGCGGACAGGCAGAGGCTTGGGAGTGCGCGGCGGCGGTCATTGCTATCTGCGCGGGCTGGCAGTCAGGTAAGACGGTCTTTCTTGCCCCTTGGCTACTGAGAGAGATACAGCGGTGCGGCCCTGGTGATTACGGCGCGTTCAGTTCGACCTACAAGCTACTTGCCCGTAAGTTCCTGCCTGAGCTGAAGAAGACATTCGGTCCCTTCGCAGACTT